GTTGAAATTGCTTTTGTTTAGTTACGGGGTTGGTGAATGAACAACCTAAAAATACACCGACCATACCGCCACCTGTACCACCAGTAGTCGCACCAGCACCTGTTGTAACAACAGAGCGTACGGCAAAACCACGAGCAATACCTACTACGTCACCATAAAAAATATTGGTATTAAAGCCATACTGAATCGGAATGTTGCGAGTCGATCCAGCAAATACTTGTCCACCAATGAGATTTATCGGTTTTAGCCCGTATGGGGCATCAACAATAGGATAAGGCATTTAAATCTCCTAAAAAATTAAGTTCCTTTTCCAAAGCTACTCGTAGACTTTCTCTCGTTAAAGAGGGGCATCCTTGCATCGCTTTGGCGCATGAGATTATTGTCTACAGCCTCCGTCTGTTGGGCGGTTAGCTTATCGTAATGAGCCTTCCGTTGCACAACAAATTCTTCGGGAGTCTTGCAAAGCAATAACCCGCCAATCTCAATATTGTCCTTAAACTGACCATTGGGATTAGCTAACAGTTTAAATTTGGGTTGTTCTTCCAATGTGACAGGCTCCCAACCTTCTCTCAGTTTTGCTGAGATATTACGTGGGTCTGCTTTATCAAGCATTGAAACACGAATCCAACGATACGCATAACCAGCCTGTTTGTCGGGCTCAGGGAGAAGATCGGGAGGCATCCACTGTTTAGGACGCTCAACTACTTCACGGTTATCTAATTCACGGGTCAATCTGTTGTTAGCCATTTGAAGCCTCCAATTTGTTTTGTTCACGGGCGTAGATCTCTGGGGTTAATCCTAATTTTTTGATTAGAACCATTTGTGACTGCTTCAACCGTACCTGTTTGGAGGACGTCGAGCGGGTCGCCGGAGCTACAACCGTACTTGGCTTTGCTTTCGGAGCGGTTTGGGGCTCTTTTTCTGGCTCAGCCTGACTACTTTCTTCCAAAGTATCAAAATACTCAGGAAATTTTTTGCGCATTGTTTTGTCAATGTGCTTGAAGTATTGATCTGAACCTACGATAGTTGGACCGTATTCATCCACCAATTCTTCATGTACTCCTACCGCAAAATTTGACATGGCTTTTTTGGAACCATACCAAGGATTTTCATCCAGCCAAGATTGCGTTTTGGGGTCAGTCTTAGGCGTTTGTTGCGATTGAGGTATTTGTACATCATTTTCTTCAGTTTGTAAAGCACTAGGTTTAAATTGTTTTGCCTGTTGTGCTTTATATGTTGCTTCTGAAAGAGCGGTCTGTGCTTCAACGATACGATCTGCGTCGCCAGACTCAAGCGCCTCTTTGTACTCCCGCTTAGACATAGCCAACGTGGTGTCAGCAGCGTTTTGAACAGTCTCAATATAGGTCTTCTCACCTGCACTGTATTGTTCTTTGAGCTTTTTGTTCTCTTCAATTACCCGTTTTGCTAGGTTAATTGCCTCTTGACGCTCACGATCAGCGGCTTCTTTAGCCCGTCGCTCGTCGTTCCAGACCTTTTTATACTGCTTAATACGCTCTTTTTGAGCCTTGGGGTCTAGTTCTTCGTTGTCTTCATCGGCAACTTCTAGCTTTTTAACGACCTCTGTAGGCAGCGGTTCACGTCCCCTATCCTCTGGAGGAGTGTCGTCCTCGACGATATACTCGACTTCATCAGCCGCAGCTTCTAAGGGTTTACCCTTATCTTCTATCTCATCAGGGAACTTAAATTCTTCTTTTTCAAACTCAGCCATGATTTAGCTCCTATATAAATTTACGGGTTATGCCACGAGGGTCTTGAACAACGGCTTCAACTGAATCGTCATTAATGATCCTAAACTCCCGACCATGTATTACTAGGCGGGTGCCAGCATTCGGTCTAACCAAAATAAAGTCGCCTTCGGCACACCAGGGTCCACTTGGGAATCTAGCGTTGTCTTTATAGCAATCAGGTCCAAGAGCCACCACAAATAACACCGTGGTTAAAATCTCGTCCTTTTTTATTAGGTCATCGGGCTTAACTAAATCAGAACCTTCAAACGTATCTTCTGTTTCTGGGATCGCACACAAAATGCGGTAGCCAGACGGAATTGGAAGCTGGCGAGCTTTCTCTTCTACGGCTTTGGAAAAATCTACTGATCCTACTATTTGCGGTTTATCGGGGTTTGTGCCGATAAGGATTTCACTCATCAGAATGCTCCATGTTTTGTTTAAGGTCTAATATTTCTTGTTTTGCGAAGAGCAGACCTTTAATCTCCCCACAAATTCTTTGGTACTCGGCATAGTCTTTGGCTTGGCCGGAGGATACCCAGTCTCGCTTTTGGGCGATACTTTTATCTAGTTCTAACGCTAGAACTTCTAATGCATCCATTACTCAGTTCTCTCCTTAGTAGCGTCTTTACTGCGGGTTTGCTGCATTTGCATTTGAGCCTTGGATTTGGCCAGGTCAATGCCTAACTTAGCGCCCATCTCACCTTCTTTTGCAAGGCGATTCTTAGCGTCTTCGTTAACTTTAATAGTTGCATTCATAGCAGCGATCTTCTCTTGGGAGTCTATGCGGTCACGCTCAATTTGTAATTGATCGGCTTTAGCGGCAGCGTCAGTAGCCAATTTCTTGGTCTTAAGCTCCAACTCACCTTGTTTAATCTGCATTTCTTGCTGTTGCAACTGAATAATTGGATCTTGCTGCGCCTGAGCATTTTGTTGTGCTTGGGCCTCTTGCATATTGCGCTGTAACAACTGTTGAGAAGCTTGCGCAGCCATTTGAGATATTCGAACTTCAAGCTCTTGTGGCATAGCTTTCTCTTCAGAGTCATCTTCATCTGGATGAAACGGCAACTCAATACCCATTTGCATTTCTATTTGCTTGCGATACTCATAGGCAACGTGCTCATTAATATGAGCCATCATAGCTGCTTGCATAGCTTGCGCCTGTGGGTTTTGCCCAACCAACTGCATAATTTTTGGATCTTGCATAGCAGACATATGGGTTGTTATATGTGCTTGATGGTCTTGGTAATAGAACGCTTTTACTGGTTTCATCATGAGAACGTTTGTATTCTCAGTGATTGGATCCTCGGGCTTTTGGTCCTCGGGCAGTTTGACAAGCTGTTGAGCATTTTTAATACCCAACACATCTAACATTTGACGGTGTAGTTTAGGCAAGTTGTAAATCTGGGGTGCCCCTTGCGCTAGTTGTAGCACGGCTTGGTACTGCGTAATCTTCTGGGCCATTGTTGCAGCATTTGGATCACTGACAGGAATTACGTCTACGTTGTCATAGTCGCTCTTCTTAGCACGGGGGCTACCTTCAACTGGCTCATAGGTATAAGTATCTGGAGTGTAATCACGAATGATGTCACGAAGTAACCGAAGCTCCTCTTTAAATGAGTAGTGGATGCGGGCTTGTACAGCGGACATTACCTTTAATGTACGCTCCAGAATGGCTAGGGTTGTGCCCACAGGTGCTTGCGCACTCATGTCACTAATCTTCATATCTGCTGCAGATGCGAAGCGACGGCCTTCTTCGATGATTTGATTCATCAATTGAGCCAGAACCTGACTTGGCTCTTTGTATGGCAAAGTCATCAAGTTGTCTTTAATTGTTCCGCTTGGAACATCTACGTCACGGAACTCTCCAGGACTTATCGGTGTATCGTCACCTTTAATTCGCAGTCCACGGGTCTTAAAGCCACCAGGCAAGTTCGCCAATGATCCGGCATCAACGAGTTGGCGGAGGATACTAGTACCTGATTTAGCAAAAGCCCCGATGAGGTGAATAAGACCAAAGCAATAGAAACCAAAACCGGGAATATAACCGTAATGCACAAAATGCGAACGCTTCTTTTTATGTTCATCTTCTGGTCTCCAGTTGCGACGAATAGCAAGAACAGTACTGTTCGCTTTATCAATAGTAACTATGTACGGTAGTGCTACACCAGTAGGTTTACCATCGTCTTCGTCTTCATAGCCAGGCAAGTCAAGGTCAACTTGCATTTCCAAAATTTTATAACGATCGTCTTGACTAGCCCTAAAGCCCATCTTCTCAGCGATCTTCTTCTCAACTTCATCAAATGAATCGCTAGGCTCAGGCAAGTCTACATCACGCCAAAACCCTGCAACTTGTAATTTGCGTAACTCATTGGGGGTCTTACGCATTACGTGCGTGACCCGTGGGGAACTAGCTAAGTCAGTAGCTCCATAAGGAACAACTAAATCCTCTGCCGGTACAAACATAGATACCTGCCGACCAATGGTTGGGCAGTAATAAACCTTCTTAAACGCATTACCTGAGAGTCCTAAGCCCCATAACATGCGCTCATGTTCAGGTCGGAATTCTTGCATCACATCTGTTAACTGATAGTTCATATCATCAGCAACACGCTCAGCAGCATCTTTCTTCTCTTGTGTCTCTTTACCAACGAGCTGTGTCTTTACTGGACCAGACGAAGGGAACGTCTCCATGATGGTCTCAGCTTGGAACTTTACAAGTGCCTCAGACAGAAGTGGGTGATACACACCACATGAACCTTCCCAAGGCTCGGTGCGCTCTTCCATCTTCATACCTAATAACTGAATACCGTCAACATAGGTCTGCATCCAGTCTTTGCGTGAGCTAATATCGTCGTCAAAATCACCAATTAAGTCTGATGCAAGCTCTTGGAGATCTTCTTCACTCATGTACTCCGCAAGGTTGGCATCAAAATCTTCATCGCTAGGCTCTGCTTCTTCAATGCGCAGGATGGGCATACCATCAATACCAATCTCTACTGACTCTGGATCCTCAATCTCGATCTCAAGCTCTGGGCCTTCTTCCATCATCGGGATTGCGCCTAAACCCATTGGGGCTTGTGATAGTGCTTTATCTATTGCCATATGCTTGCCTTATACGTTGTAGTAGCCTTTATGCCTAGATGACTTAAATTGTTTTGGTTCGTCTTCTTGATCTGAATCCAATTGTACAAAGCCACCCCTTCTATATCTTAGTAACGCCTGGGTCATTGAGTCTACCAAGTCATCATGATCCCCACTTGGGAAACTTGCAACTTCTTCTACTAGCTCTTCTGCCCAATGCGTATTAGGAACCCAAACTCTCCCAGATGCAAATATATCAGCAACTGCGTTCAAACGGGCAATTTTATCGCTCCCTTTTGATGGAACATATTCCTGAACAGGTATACCCATAGCTCGTAACTCGAACACTAGAGGAGCTCCGGAGGCTTTTGCCTCAACGATCAGTGCGTCAGGATTCCATTCTTTATAGTGTTCCATAGCCTTTTGCTTTAACTCTGGAAACTCCATACGTTCTTTAAATGAGTTAAGTAATATGATGTTTGGCACCATAACGCCCCGCTCATTGTCCTGATAGAACACTCCCCAAGTCGTACAAGCGCAGTAGTCTGACCGCTGAGTCTTCAAAAACGCCGTATCCCAGCTCTGTATAGTGAACTCACACATCGGAGGGTCTTCATGCTCCCAGATCTGCCACCACTCCCGCTTCACAATAGCACTGACATCACTAGTAGGCGCCTGCATATACTGCGCCATCCATTTGGCATTAGGAAGTTCCTGCTTTAGGGCACTTAATTCAGCCAAACTCCAGAACCCAGGCCACAGTGGCTCTTCATCAGGCAGGATCGCAGGAAACTCAATGACCTCCCACTCCTCACCAGAGCGTTGTTGAGCTGCCTTTACAACCTGAGCAGTCAAGTCCCTTTTACTCCATCGGGTCATAACTATTATGATGCTGCCGCCTGGCTGGAGACGCTGCCGTGGACCAGATGTATACCACTCGTACGTTTTGTCGTACACGTCCGGGTTGCTTTCAGCTAGAGTTGCCTCTTGTTCTGAGTGCGGATCGTCAATGATGAGGATATCAGCGCCTTTACCAGTAACCGCTCCGCCAACACCGATTGCAAAGT